CGCCCCTTTGTCATACAGTGCCTGTAGCTCAGGGGCTATTACTCTTTGTCCCATTTACATCACTCCTCTACCCATTTCACATATTTTGTTACGCCCTCTTTGTAAACATCCTTACCAAGATCAGCGATATTCATTTTGGAGCCCTCTTGAATCAACCCGTCAGGCCAAATGTATCCAACCTTTGTCTTTAAGATTGGATTGTTCACGATAAGTTTTTTACATTCGTTGACCAGGTGCTCTTCTTCAAGCCCTTCATCGTAAGCCAGAATGATTTTCTTTGGCAGCATTCGTTTGATGTATTTGGTTTGCGTATCTGATACATGACAGCCGCACGTTGCGAGGGCAATATTGCAGCCGAACGAATCGCACTGCTGGACTGCCTTTTCAGATTCAAACAGAACGATATTCCCTGTTTCCTGAATCCGATGATAATTCTCAGCGTATCCAAATAGTGTTTTACTGCGTGGACAAGCGATCAATGGATACCAGCGTTTATCGTGTTCACACTCGTAATTAGCGCGGCCCATGATACCGACCAAAGAACCATCAGTTGCACGCTCTGGGATCGTGATTCGATTTGATTCCACATCATAACCGACACCGAATTTTTGCTGAGTATCCAGGCTGATACCATCTTTGATGAAGCGGAGATTGTATTTGTTAGCATACGGTTCCAGAGTCTCCTCCGGATACGTTTTCAAATCTTCCATCTCTTCTTCATAGTCAGGCATCAGTTTTAAAAAGAATCCACCGAACGGCCAATGCGTTTTGATGTTGACCTCTTCTTCTGAGATGCCAGCCTTTTGTGCAGCGAATTTCAAAGAATCTGGAAACGAACATCTTTTGACATCCATAATCAGACTAAAAAGATTCCCTTTTTGATTTGTAGAGAAAACAAAGAACCGAAGCGTGCCGCAATCGAGCATACAACTGGTTGGATTTCGCTGCTCTTCCCGAGCGAATCGCAGATTATTTTTGAGAGGATTGAACTTGATATTTTCAAAGCCAAGTGCTTCAAGGATCTGAATGATTTTGTCTGGCTGATTTTCAAGCTTAGACGTTAATACATTGACATCCATTCATATCGAAGCCTCCCTTCTTATTTATCTGCGGTCGTACTGGCCATGGTCATTCACAATGGTACAGAAGCCAATTTCGATCCAACGGTTCCAAGCTGAATCCCACTGATAAAGAAGAGTTTGACCATCTTCATCAGAACGAGTTTTATTCAGAAAAAGAACCATATATTTTTTGTCTTTATCCATGATGAATGGCTCTTTGATTTTTGGATTATCCTTATTCCGCCGATAGGGATTGCAATCAAATTTCTCACCGGTATATTCGTCCTGCCAACATGCCCTGGCAAATACAGCTTGAGCCACCACCTCTTTTATCTGTTTTGAGTTTGACAGACAAGTTGCGTCAAGCCAACGCTGATTCGTAGTATGTAATGCCAACTGGAAAGTGCAGATCATAGCGACCTGTTCTTTTGAAACGGTATTAAAAATGCGACGGCTGTTCATCAACAATGCCTGCCACATCTTATCGTCAACACCATCATCTGATTTCATGGTATCGTAGATGATTGCCTTTGTGCCGGATCTTGCAAGACGCTTGATGTACTGAAGCACCTTAGAAGTATCGTTCTCGAACATTTTTACAAAGCGAATATTGGAATACTTTTCTTTTGTAATGGCTGCTGCCTTGCGAAGCATTTCCAATTCCTCTTCATTAAAATGGCCAAGACTGAGCTTTTTACGGGTGATTTTCCAGTAGTCTAATTCTTTCGTGAGGATGTGAACCAGTAACATATTTTTATATGCCTTGCTCTGCATCTCGTTTGAAATAATCGCAACTCCTGTACCGCCTTCTGCAAATGGGAGAACCATGTTTTCAAAGATAAAACTTGATTTTCCTGTGCCGCTGTGACCAGCAAACAAATACATATCACCAACAGGAGCGCCAAGCGTCAGATAATTCAATAAAGGTGCTCCGGCTGCATAACTGATTCCCTGATCCATGCCGGCATTGCACTGCTGGATGTATCTTTCATCAACAACAAGATTTTCGATCTTTGAATCGTTGCCAGTTGTCAGCGCTACACTGTTATTGAGCAACTCGAAAGTGTTATACACATCTTCGTTCGTGGCATCATCAAAGCGCTCCGGGTGACTGAGTAAATCATCATACTTGGTGGCCAAGATTTTGAACGTATTCATTTTGGCGATTTGGTTGTAATAGCTGTCCGTATTTTCCGGATCGACCAGATCCATCATCGCCTTACAAGCACGCCAGCCGTTCAGCTCTTCATAGTGCCGACGGAGTGTTGGTTTATCAGCTAGATATGTATCAAGGGTGATATTGTCGATATTGGAAAAACCCTGCCGACGAATGCCGCGACCGACCATGAAATAGAAAACCTGTTCTTCACAGATCAGGGTTTTATCTGTTCCCTCGTTGATGTTTTTGTAATCGTCGTATCGCTGGGGGTCTTTCCACAGACAAAAAACAAAGCTTGCTTCGGCCTGTACACGATTTGCTTCGATCTTTTCAATCGCCTTGGTTAAATCCATAAATCGTCACCTCCTAGCAAGCTGCTAACATCTTTTCCTTTGTGTGCAGTACCGATCATTGACAGGTCGATCATTGTATCAAGATTTGGTTCTGCATTATTTTTGACAGTCTTTTCTGCCTTATCTTTTTCACGCCGGTAAACAGCGCCGATATTGTTGCGAATGATCGCCATCAGATAACTGCACTTCCCTGCGTCATCCTCGAACTTCTTATTCTGCATTGCCCACCGAATCGACTTTTCGTTTTCATCCATGGTTTGCTGAATGATTTCATCCGAGTAGAAATCCAGTTCCTTCAGCCGGCGAAATACGATCGTTGGCATTGGCTGACCATTTTCCGGGTCGTATCCAATAAAATCCGCGATCGTACTGCACAGCTTCTTATAAGATTCCATCGTGCGGCCTGGCTTCTTTTGAGGAGCGGGCTTATTCTTTTTCGCCTTTTCCCTGCGCCGCCCGGCCAACCACGCCTGATAAACCGCTTCCGATTGAAAGTAGCGATTGTTTGGCGCTTTATAAAATTGACTTCTGGGGCCTTGCACCCCGGTAGCCATACATTTAACCGTAGGTTCCTTTGCCATATTTCCTACCTCAACATACCCACCATCCCGCCCTGCGTATTTACTTCGGAATGACCATATAAAGTGTGAATGATTAGACCAAAGAATAAACGCGTTTCAATGCGTCAATAGGAAATTCCGGATCAGAGAACTTAAGACCGACTTCATCGCGGATTGCCTTGATCTGGGCCTTAACATCGGCAGAAGCGTTGCCAAAACGATCCTGGATAGCGCTGATCCACTCGGCACGGTGAGGCTCGTCCTCTTCAGCCTGAGCTGCAGCACGATTTTCTGCATCCTTACGACGAGCGATTTCTGCCGTCTTTTCCTGCTGTGCGGCCTCTTCCTTCTGACGGGAAGCCATATCAGCATCAGTCATCGGCTTCATAGTGGCAGAGTTCTTAACGCCCTCTTCAAACGCTTCGACGAAAGCCTTTGGGGTGAAAGGAACCTTTTCAGGCAGACCATGGAAACGGGAACCAGCATCCAGACTTGCAGTAGCACGCAGATACAGGACACGATTTTCTCCAGTGACCTTCTTATCCTTGATTTCACGATCAAAGACCGCCATCATAACCATCTGGGCGGTGTCAGCAATAGCACCATACACCTTATCCATCAGGTTGTTGGTCCAAACCTGATATTCTTCACCAGTGACCATGTCAGTACGAGTCTTTTCCTTGACGTGAGACAAGATGAACACGGCGATACCGGCATCTTCCAGACGAGTGATCTGCTCCTGAATCAGTGCAATCACACGGTCAAGCCCCCGACCGTAGCCTCCAAATGCATCATTTATGCTCTTGCACGGCTTACCGGTCTCCTTACGAGACAACCGAATGGCCTCCTGTGCAGCGATATCATACAGACAATCCAAGGTATCGATTGCAACCAGCTTAATACCGTAGTCCTTATTGTTCTCGACGATATCATCAACAATCTGAATAAAGCCACGGCTGTCTGTCTCTTCGTCGTAATCCTGATTGAAAACCTTCGCTTCTTCAACCT